GCCATGGAATGAAAGCGGAACACCTCTGTACATCAAGAATCTTAAAAAGATTTATGTAGATGTAGATCAAGTTACTTCTGAACCTCTCATCACCACTTTCAGCGGGTTGAATGTTACAAATCACGTAACCATTGTCAGAATCTTCTTTGCCAATGATGCAAAACAAGTACCAGCAAATTATAGTGATGTAGTCGCTGAATTAACAACGGCTAAAAACGCTGACTCTACGGCAAATTATCATCGTAGAGAATGTGTGGTTAGTACCAACATTGAAGCAGACAGACTGGTTACTATATTGGAATTGAGATTTATAAAACTAACATAAGGAGACGCCACTATGGCATATATTAATCCAGCGCCAGGCACTACTAGTCAAATTGTTCTAAAACTTGACTGTGGAATTGCCTTAGGTACGCTGACATTGGGTGGAAGCCCATTGACCGTACCTGCACTACAGGATATTACTGTAAACGCAGCCAACGATATCTTTACTTGGAGTCAGTTAGATTCCACAGCAAAGAAGCAGGTGGCTACAACTAGTACCAACTCATTGTCAATGAACTTGGTAGTTGACCCAACAACATTCTTTGGCACCACATTGGCATCAGTTCAAACTGACACAGTGGCTGCACAGGGATTGTTAGGTCTATCTCGTAACAAAACTCTCGTAACCTTCTCATTGAAGTTTTACGAAGGTGGCGCTACAGATACCTACGTCAAGGGTCAAGGCTACATCAGTGGTCTAGCACCAACAGTATCTGCAGATGCACCAGTTTGGGTAACACCAATTACAATTACTGTAACTGGCGAATACACAAGCTCAGCAACAGAATAATTCGCTCACGGGAGCGGATCTGGAGAATGGGGGCGTTTTGCCCCCTTTCTTCATAGTGTTCAATAAATACATTGGATAGACCTATGGATGTACTAGATAAAAAGACTGATAAAGAACTTATCAAAGTGATGTTAGAAGAGGCCGCTAAGGCCGCAAATGAAATCCGTTGCGCTCGCGGTGACATAGAAAAGGCACAGCGAAGAATAGGATTTATCACTGTTATAGTTCATAGACTGTTAGAAAGACAAGGAGATTAAGAGATGAAATTATCACAATTGGCTGCAAAGCCGCAACTGGTCAAAGTCGTATTAGACGACCAAGATACCCTAGAACAATTTGGCGAAGCCCTAGAGTTTTATACCTGGGATCGTCAACCTATGGAAGTGTTTATTAAAATGGCCGCTGTTGACAGCGCAAATTATGCTTCCGTTATTGACACAATTAAAACACTTGTTCTTGATGAAGAAGGCAAAGAAATTCTCAAGGACGATGTCATGTTGCCTACCTCAGTGTTGACTCGTGTGGTCACTAAGGTTGTCAGCAGTTTGGGAAAGTAATAGGCGCTGAATTTCAACCTGATAGTCCAGATCTTCAGCGTGCATTAATGTTAGATGCGTTGGGTACTAGATACCATCTACTGCCCAGCCAAGTATTACTAAGGAGCGATACATTGGATGTTCTTGTTATGGACACAGCCATTGCTTGGGAACGATACCAAGAAGAACGGCACCGTGCTAAACGAGAAGGTCGCCCTATGCCAGCTCCTAAAATGGACGTAAATACTCTACAGTCCATGCTGACTAAGGCTAGATCACAATGAAAAAGATTGATAGAATTACTCCTAATATAGAACGCATTCAAAAGCAATTAGATGCTTTGCCTAGAGAAGCCTTCACGTTTTGGGTCAGCGTGACTCCCATAGACAAAGGTGGTGCTCGTCGCAAGACCAAACTGCGCGGCAATACTATTATTGCTGACTATCCCTATGCTCAGAGACTCAATGAAGGTTGGAGTAAACAGGCCCCTGAAGGTATGGCCAAACCTACAGAAATATTCTTAGAGCAGCGCCTAAAAGAAATATTGAGGAAATAACATGGCTGATTTAAGATACCAAGTAGAAGTTGACGCAAGCCAAGCGCAGAAAAATTTAGAAGATCTCAAAGGTCGTGTAGACGAAGCTGGTAAGGCATTTGATACCATGCGTAATGTCATACTTGCCGCTGGTGCTGCCTTGGCCACAGGTTTCACTGCCGCAGTGGTCAGTGCAATTAATTCTGTAGGCGATCTTGTTGACATGAGCAAGAGTGTTGGTGTTAGTGCCAAAGAATTTGCCGTGTTAGCGCAGAGTGCTAGACTTGCTGGCATTGACATTGAAGAATTGCGTTCTGCCATGCAACGTCTACAGGTCAATGGCATTGAAGCCGTAACCAAAGGCAGTGGTCCTGCTATTGATGCCTTCCGTAGACTAGGCCTAGAAGTACAAGACATTGTTAAAATGCCAGCAGACCAACAGTTGGCTAAAATTACAGAAGCACTTCGCAGCATTGAAGATCCTGCACAGCGTTCAGCTTTGGCTGTAGATCTTTTAGGCAAGTCAGGACCTAGACTGTTAGAAGCTGCTGATGCCACTGCTCGTATTAAAGAAGAAATGCAGGCCATGGGATTGGCTCTCAGTGACCTAGACTACAAGGCCATTGATGAGGCAGGCGATAGTCTAGATCAACTAAAAGGCATGTTTAGTGCCATAACACAAATTATTGCTGCTGAATTAGCACCCTACATCATTGCCTTTGTGAAATATCTCAAAGACGCAATGAAAGAAGGTGGGGGCATTGGCAACATTATAAGAGAAAAGGTTTTACCTGCTATAGAATTTGCAGTCAAAGCCGCTGTGACCTTTGTCAGCATCTTGGCCAGCACGGCCTTGTTTACTGCCATTGGTAGCATGGTCACAGGATTTATAAATGTTTCACGAGCTATTCAAGCAGCCTCAAGTGCTGCCGCAGTTCTTAATGCAGTTGTTGGTAAAAATCCTTTAATAAAAATACTAGGTTTTATCACAGGCCTAGGCGTTGCGGCTGTAGCGGTCTCCAAATTGAATGAAAAATTTGATGAATTTGATCAACAAGCAGCCAATGCGATCAAAGAAGTACAAGATCAAATTAAGAAGTTAAACGCAGACGCTGAAAACCTTAAAAATGGTCCTGAAGCGGCCAGTGAAGCATTTATCAAACTGCGCGATGCTGCCAAAGAAACTGTAGACAATTTTAGTTCCAGTGTTAATGCTCAGAAAGAAAGCATAAAGAATAGCACAGATCAAATTGGCAAGACCAAAGAACAGATCTATGTCATGCAGGAGTTGGCCAAAGTTGAAGAAGCCTACAAGAAAGGCAAAGAAGAATTAGAAAAACAACAGCAGAAATTAAACAATGAAATGGCCAAGGTCAAAGAAGGCAAGGGCCCTGACAAAGATCTATTAGCTCAACAAAAAGCCCTAAAAGATGCCAACAGTCAATTAACTGCTGAATACCAAAAACAAAAAGACGAAGTCAAAGCATTGGCAGAAGCCTATAATGCAAAGAGCGTCAATGAACAACTTGAAAAAGAGCGAGAAAATGTAGATAAAATTACTCGCAGTTATACCAATCTCAATGCTGAGTTTGGCAAACAATTGGGTCGTCAGATTGCGTCAATTGGTGCTAGTGATGCACAAAAGGCTGCGATGAGCGATTTGGCTAAACTTGAAGATCAATATCTCAACCAAATACGCCCAATGCAGGAACAGATCATTGAACTTCGCAAGCAAGACAATGACCTTAACAATGGCAAGATCAAGATCCTAGAACAGGCCATTGCCAGTTTGACTTCAACCTTTAATGTTGAAAAACAAGGACTTGAAGAAGTTATCGCTCTACGTGAACAGGTCATACAGTTAGAAAATTTCCGTGAATTCCAACGTAAACAAACAATGGACACAGAGCGTGAGATACGCAAGTTGGAAAATGAACGTGCTAAGATGGGTCTTAGCCAAATTGAACAAAAATATAAAGACATTCAACATGCCGCTGAAGAAAGTGCTCGCGCTCAGATACAGGCAGAAGAACGCCGTCGCGGCGCACCATTGGCTCAAAGTGAAATTGAAGCTTACTATCGTGTGGCCATTGAACAGGCAAATAAATTGCAAGAAGCCACAAGACTGCACTATGAAGAAAGCCGTACATGGAGCACAGGTTGGAACAAGGCCTATCAAGACTATGTAGAAAGTGCAAGCAATGCGGCCAAGACAGCAGAAGACATTTTCCGTAAGACCACACAGGGCATGGAAGACATGATTGTAAACTTTGCCAAGACTGGTAAGTTTGAATTTAAGAGCTTTGTGGCCAGCCTTGCAGAAGATTTGTTACGCAGTCAACTCAAGCAGATCTTTGCCAGCATTTTCAACTTTGGTGGACAAGGTTCAAGTCAAGGCACAAACTTCCTTGGACAATTATTTGGTGGATTCTTTGCCACTGGCGGTATGATACCACCAGGACGTTTTGGCATAGTAGGTGAAGCAGGTCCTGAATTGGTCACAGGACCAGCAGGAGTAACACCACTACAGGCCACAAACGTAACCTATAACATTTCAGCAGTAGATGCCTTAAGTTTCAAACAACTTATATCAAGTGATCCTAGCTTCATTCATGCAGTGGCCATGCAGGGCGGACGAGGCTTAGCATCTAGGAGATAAAAATGAGTCTACAATGGATAATTAACAACGCAGAAAGTCTAAGCATCAATCGTAAACCTGCTGTGGCTAGAACAACTGCTAGAGATGGCAGCATTAGGATTGTAACAAGAGGTGTTCAGCCAGCTCGCATTGAAGTCAAATTGCCAGATGGTATTCCTTGGACCACACTGAAAGCAGATATTGAAGCACTTGAAGCCATGGCCTATGGTACCGCTGTCACAGTTTCAATTCCTTATGCCAAGTTTCCTTGGTTTTATAACAATGTGGCACCAGCCTCAGATACCAGTTATAGTGTCTATCTATTAGACATACCTGAATGGGTTATATTTGCTCGCAACCAAGTTAGTTGGAGCGGTCCTTTTGTTCTAGTACAGGCGGTATAAAATGGCATTGCAATCCGCATTATCATCAACTCGCAGCATAGGCAATATTCTACTTGTTGAAATTAAGGTAGATGAATGGCGAACAAGCAGCGCAGGTGCCTATAGCCTAAATTATTATCGCCTTGCTGACAAGGTAGGCACCATTGCAGTACCAGGCCTAGGCTTTGACTATTATGGTCTAGGCCAATTAATGTCAGTTAGTGCAAGTTCAAGTGAAATACGTCCTAGTTCTAATGAAGTTACCATCGCACTGAGCGGATTGACCAATTCAGCATTACAGGAATTTATCAATAGCAAGATCAAGGGCAGTCGTGTGCGAATACACAGAGGCATCCTAATTAATTCTAGTAACTCTGTAAGTTCTACTGTGCCAGCAGGTATTCCAGGAGGCATAGATCCTAATCCTATATTGAGATTTCAAGGTTTTGTTAACAACATTCAATTTGATGAAGAATGGGACTCAGACTCAAGAACCAGTACCAATACTGTGATATTGAATTGTGCCAGTACTGTGGATATCATGCAGAATAAGATCAGTGGTCGTCGCACCAATCCAGAAAGTCATAAGAAATTCTTTTCTACAGATGTTTCAATGGATCGTGTGCCTAATTTAGAAACGGCTTTCTTTGACTTTGGAGCCAAAAAATGAGTTTTATAGATGAAGTTCTTGCAGTAGGTAGTACCTTATTCAGTAGAGTGGCCAAGAGTGACATGGGCAAGAACATTGCCAAAACTATTGCTCTGGGTGTAATTCTAAATCAAACACAAAAAAGCATAAACAAACAAAATTCAAAACCAGATACTGCCAATACTACACAACCAGATAGATTTGTTCGTGAACAACTTTCGCCAGATACCAAACATGCCATTCCTGTGGTCTATGGCACAGCCTTTGTAAAAGGTGTAATCACAGACGCATGGTTAACCGCAGATAAAACCACAATGTGGTATTGTGTTACCATATGTGAAAAGACAGGCAATACAAACCTAGGTGCGGGTGCTGCCAGTGTGCTTTCGTTTGAAGAAATATATTTAAATGAGAGCCTAATAACATTTCAAAGTGATGGCATCACAGTGGCCAGTATCACAGATGCCAATGCTAATACATCAACAGATCCAGCAGGCCTAATTAAAATCTATTGTTTCAATAATGGCAGCACCAGCCCAGTAGTACCTACTGGCTATGTCAACGGTGGATTAAGTAGTGCCTATAGTCTCATGCCTAATTGGACTGCTAACCATACAATGAGTGGACTAGTATTTGCCTTGGTTAAGGTTGAATATTCTAAAGAAAAGAACGTGACTAGTCTAGGCGAAATAGAATTTAAGATAAAAAATACAATGACACAGCCAGGTGATTGTTTATATGATTATATGACCAATACACGCTATGGTGCTGGCATACCTAGTGCGGAGATCTATTTGTCATGAACAGTCTACAAGAACTAAACAACTATAACAATTCATTGACCTATTCATATACTGATCTGCGCATAGCAGGTTTGGTTTTTGATAGAACAACACCTACCAATCAAAGTTTAACAGTTAATGAAGGTGCAAGTTTTAGCCATCCCATTGGCATGGATGTTTTAGAAGTTATTAATCACGAAACCAGTCTACCAACATTGACCATTAATATTAGTTCATTAGCAGGATTGACTATAAATTGGCCAGTAACTCCTGCTGGTGTTACAATAACAGAAATGAGTTCAGGTGTTTGGCAAGTCAGCGGTTGGACTAACAAAGTAACTTGGGATCAAATTAAATCACCAACTATAACCTGTCCTCAAAGCATTCCAAATGCCTATTTTGGAACCTTTACCTATACCGCTACTATAGCCTATATTGATGGTGCGCTAGGACCGCAGACCAAATCTTATACAACCACAGTTAGTGTCTTGGATGTTACATTTATGACAAATCCAACGACCTTAACCTATGCTCCAAGTGCAACCACAGCCATAACAGGCAACCCAACTATTATCAATATAGATGCTACCTATCCAGGTGCAACATTTACAGTAGTTGGCACTCCAATTCCTACAACCAGTGTGGATACATTTACAAATAGTGCTAGTGGTGGTACATTTACTTTCAATAACGCTACTAAGACTTTTACAATTTCAGGCACTAGAGCACAGGTTAATACAAGGTTAGCGGCTCTAAGCATAGTGTCTACAGCCAATGAAAGTGATTTTATTCTAAATTATCTACTTTCAAATAATCAAGATGGAACTACTGATCAAAAGAATCAACAATTTAGAAATACCAGCATTGAATACCTTAGCAATGCAGATACCACTGGTGTCAGCTACATAGAAGACAATGCTTCATATGCAACAATAACAGGTAATCCTCTAATAACAGATGCCAGTGTAGATGGATCAGGTACCTATACTGTTGAAGTTTACCCAGCTGTTCTAAGTACCATAACAGATATGTTTAGTAGTGGCACAGGAGGCTCGCAGACATTTGATGCAGTAACTAAAAAATTAACTATTACAGGAACAAGAACACAGGCCAACAGTCATCTAAGTGCTATACAATTTAGACCTGGTGAAGATACTGTAAGTTTATTTCAATTGACTTATAAATTGACATTACCATCACCAAGAACTCCTGTTACCTATAAGACACAGAATTTTGTCTGTGTGCAATCTCATGATGAAGTTAGTAATATTGGATTAGCAAGAAGTTATGTTAGTAATAATGCCAATCTAATTTTTAGTACAAATACACCACAAATTACTGACCTAGATAGTATTGGCACTAATACCTATACCGTTACCCTAAATTGTAGTTTTGGCCAATGGGCCTATGCTACCAGCACATCACCTCTAACACTTAGTCCATTATCAAATCCATTAACCCTGTCAGGCACAAAGGCACAGATTAATAGTTGGTTAAGTTCTGTGAGATTTTATCCCAACGCTAATGTTAGTTCATCTGGTGTGTTTACCTATGTGCAAACAAAGAATTCAAACACACAGGTATCTACATCAGTGGCACTAAATGGCAGCGTAGGATCATATACAGGTGGGGCTACCTATACATTTACAGCCACACGCACTTGGACACCAAGTTATGAAGATGTTATGTACGGACAAATTACTAATTTATTAGTAATTGGTGGAGGTGGTGGAGGTGGTGGAGGTGTTGGTAGTTATTCTATAAACATGGGTGGAGGTGGTGGAGGTGGTGGTTCGCTAACAGCAGCAGCGGGTCCTCTATATTTTTCTGCCAACACAACCTATTCAATTACCATTGGTAATGGAGGAGTTGGCGCAATCAGCGGCACATTCAATGGTAGTGAAATTACAGGTAACGTAGTAGGTGGCACTGGCGGGACTTCATCTGCATTTGGGTATAATGCAGTTGGCGGTGGTCCTGGACAAAGTAGTTGGGAAACATCAACACCTGCAGGTGGTACATCTGGTGGTGGTTATCTAGGCGGAACTGGATTGCAATCAGGTTCAAATAGAAATGGCGGTGGAGGTGGCGGTGGTCCTCAAAGTAGAGGAAATGCTAAAAATGCATCAGCAACATCTGCAGGCGATGGAGATTGGGGCTATGATGTATTTGGATATACTTATTATTTTGCATCAGGTGGTGGAGGGGGTGGGGTACAAGATCCTTCAGGCAATCAAAGTTTTGGTGGTAGTGCTCTTGCAGGTAATGGAGCTACACAAAATGTTAACGCTACAAGTCGTTCTCTAAACTGGAATGGACAAACTCCAGCTAATCCTTATACAACAGAACCCACAGACGGAAGTCAATATTATGGTGGAGGTGGTGGAGGTGGTGGTGGCTTCAATAGTCGCAACGGCGCACAAGGCAACGTTGGCCTAGTAAGATTTACAGTGAGTGCAAGGTAAAATTATGAGTACAATAATTACAACACCTTTAAACATTAATGGCGTTCTTTCAACAGATAAAACCGTATGGCAAAACATGAACGCATTAGCCACAGCCAGCCTAGCGTTTCTTACCTATGATAACACGCAGGGCAAATGGGCAGTGGTCATTAATAAAACAGGTTCCAGTGTTAGAACCTTTGATGACACTAACATTATAGGCAGTCTTAGCATATCAGAAAGCGGTGTAAATGAACTATACAACGGCTGCTCATTTGAGTTCCCGCATAAAGATATTAGAGATCAAACAGATTTTGTTCAGGTAAGCATTCCTGCAGGAGATCGCTTTGTTAATGAAGTAGACAATGTCTTACAAATACAAAATGAATGTATAAATGATCCTGCTAGTGCAATCTATATTGCTTCAGTAGAATTGAAACAAAGCCGTTTAAGCAAGATTGTTACATTTAACACAGATTTTCGCTCAGTAGGACTAACTGCTGGCAGCATCATAGCCATAACCAACACGATGTATGGTTGGACTAGTAAACTATTTCGCGTTATAAAAGTAGAAGAAACTGATGAAGATGTCATAGGCATTACCATAACTGCACAAGAATATGATGCCAATATCTATTCTACAGCAGGACTTACAGTTTCAGGACGTAGCAAGGCCACTGGTATACAATTAAAAGAACAAAATCCTGAAGTACAAAAGAGCAATGATGCTGACATTGGCAATCAACTAAAACGTCTACTAATTGGTAATGTGGCCGCAGGATTTGCCAATAGTCTACTTAACAAGTTATTCAATGTTGAACGTGATCCTGTAACCAACAAGCCCACAGGACGTTCAAAGGCAGAAAATGCTGCTGCCAATGAATTAGACAAGGTCCTAGCAGGTGCTAAAAAACCTGCACTACAAACAATAACACGTTCTGCTGCCAATATATGTGAAGGGCAATCAGTTACTATTACTGTAGGTCATAGTTGTACAAGTTGTCTATTTGACATTCCTGCTCTAGATTATGCCTATACCATAACAGGTATTTCCTCAGGCGACATTAACATACCACTTACAGGTAATGTCACTGTGACCAATGGATCAGGCACACTGACATTTACAGCAACCAGCGATGGCCTAACAGAAGGCACAGAAACTGCCACTATTACCATTGCTGGACTCTCAACTACTGTTGGTATCTATGATACTAAGGATTACACCTATACCATAACACGTTCAGCAGCCAGCATAACAGAAGGCAGCTCTGTGACTTTTACCATTGCGGCTACGGGTTCTAAAACTAATGCTACTATCCCATATGCAATAACAGGTTCTGCAACAGGCAAAGTTACCACACCATTGACAGGTAACATAACCACAGTGGCAGGTAGTGCTACTTTGACTGTGAACACCACTGATGACACAGCCTATACAGGCACACAGGGTATAACATTCACTCTTGAACCTGCTCTAGTAGATCCATGTAATACTGTAGGCTCAAATACCAGCTCTGTGTCTATCTTTGACAATGACAATCCAGATACTACTTGCCAATTTGTCACAGTACCATTGGTCTATTGTGGACAGTATGATGGTGCAGATAATCAACTCAAAGGTGTGACCATAGTTGATACCATAAGACTGCCAGTGCCCCTAGTTGGTGAAGCATCAACCACGGTACCATTGACTGTGAGTGTGACCAAAGGCAACCCTAGCACAATCAACATTCTAACCACTGCCACTGTGGCAGCATCAAGTCTTGCAGTAGCAGGACGACAGGTTAGAATTATTACAGCATTTAACACAGTGGCACCTAGAGGCCTAATCACAGGTAGTGCCACTACCACGCTCTATGGTTACTAAACTTTTTTTGAAGATTTTTAAGGTTTTTTGAAGATTTTTTAAGTTTTCGCTAAATATGAATACAGACAACAACGGGTTGTCTGTTTATTCATCAAGCAGACAACCATTTAGGAGAATCTTATGTCAGCAGCAAGTAATTATTTGGAGAACAAGGTTCTTGACCACGTTCTAACAGCAACATCATATTCAGCACCAGGCACACGCTACATTGGTCTTTTCAAGAGCCCAGTTAGCCTTAACGCCACAGACGCTGATCTAGAAGCAGGCACATTGACCAACGAAGTCAGTGGCAATGGCTATGCTCGTAAGGCAGCAACATTTGCCGCAGCCAGCTCAGGTAGCTCTTCAACCAATGCTGATGTCACATTTGACGCAGCCACTGGTTCTTGGGGTGAAATCACTCACGTGGCCGTAATGGATGCTCTTACAACTGGTAACGTTCTATTCTGGGGCCGTGTAACAACTGCCAAGACCATTGAGAACGGCGATACCTTTAAGATCACCAGCGGTAACCTAACAATTACCCTAGCCTAATAGGCACCTATAAAGGGTGTGGGACTTGGACTCCCCACACCCTTTTCTTACATAACAACGTGGAGCAAGTCACATGCCAAAACCAACAATAGTAACTAGAGCAGGTAAAGGTTCCGCTCTAACCTGGACAGAAGGGGACTCAAACCTTACCAACCTTAGAGATGCTACCGTTACCGTTGCTGGTGATAGTGGAACAGCTCAAGCCATTGAACTAAATGGCACAATCACAGTCGCAGGCGGAACTGGTCTCAGTTCTGCAATGACCACAAATACAGTAACCCTAAACTTAGATAACACAGCGGTTACTCCAGCAAGTTATACCTATGCCAGC